GGCATCTGCTACTTGTTTGGCGTTCTCACGATCCAACTTGGCTTTAGCTTCTGCTTTCTTTATGGCATCCTCTGACTTACGTTTGTCAAACCTTCTGTTCTCTAGTTCGGCATTGTAGCGCATCCTGTTACGTGCTTGATCAAACTTCTTATTGTCCTGTTCAGCATTGTAGCGTATCTGGTCAGCCTTTGCTTGGGCTTTAGTTTCTTTTTCAATATCTGCCCTGCTTTGAGGAAGCTGTGTACCGACAGGAGTAGCAAGACCACTTTTCTTAGCGTTCTTTTTGACAAAGCGGTTCACTTTAGACCTACGGCCTGTAACTGCATCTATTGCACGTCCACCAGCGGCTATGGGTAGCTGATAAGCTAAAGAACCACCCATTGTGTAGCCTAAAGCGGCTGTATTCCCTGCTTTGGCTATGCCTTGTACTGGGTTATAGGACTTACCGCTAAAATCTAGTGGGTTAAATGTATCTGTAAAACTAGAGAAACCACCTTTTAATCCAGAGGCATTAAGTTCTGTAAGTACATTTGACTTATATAGGCCATTTACCATTTGTTGTACTGGCTGATACTGCATACCAAAGTCTTTGACAAACTTAATGTCAGCTGGTGTTACGTTGCCACCTACTTTAAGGTTTGAAGTCTTTATTATCCTATCAAAACGCTGTTGTGCAACGTCGTCTAAATCTGTGACAACTTGTTTTTTTATTTTTTTAGCCGCACTTTTGACTTCATCAGATATTTGGCCTCTAGCACTCAGCATTGCTTGGTTTGCACCCTTCATTGATGAGGGGTCAATGTCTTTTAGGTTGTATCCACTGTCTTCTGATATTTCTTTGATCATACGAGAGACATCACCAGCCGCTTGATCAACTTCTGGGTCAAGGTCTTGGCGTGGTTTGAAGACAACATCTCCAGTCTTGCTAACAGTAGTAATAGCTGTATTTGTAGCCCCTGCTAAAGTAGAACCTATGATACCAGCGTCACCCATTCTATTGAGTATCTCATCTGGAACATATGCGCCGCCTTGTACTGCGGTATTACCAATAACTAGACCTTCTTGTCCTACTTCTTGTGCACCTTCTTTAAGTATTTTTAAAGTAGCACCACCGCCTTTGACTGGTAGTATCTCAATAAGGCCAGATGCTATAGCCGCTGTAAGGTCACTAGCAGTAGCATCTGCATCTAAGCCTTTTTCTTCTTTTTCATCCTTATTCTCACCCATAGCACTTGTGATACCATAAGCCGTACCGCCAAGCAGTAGACCACCAGCTATAACAGGTGATGAAGCCATTGCGGCTGATGAAGCAACGATACCACCAGCCATCTGTGGTGCGGCCTCTGCCACCCCGTATGCTAGTGATTTACCAGCATTTACAAAGTCGCCTTCTCGTAGGTTCTTGACAATACCATCAGCACCCTCTGGACGCTGGTAGTTGGCATCTGCAATCTCTTGTTCATTGCGTTGTGCCATTTCTTGCCCATAGTCTTGCAAGGTATCTGATCCAGTGAGTTCGCCAAAGCCTTGGATGCCTTTACCTATAAGTTTACCAGCGTTGTCTATACCATAATTAATTGCACCCATGCCAGACGTGTCAGCTTCAGTTGTTTTAGCAGTTTCAGCTTCTAATGCCTGACTACGTGCAATTAGCTTCTTGGCAGTTGTTATATCGCCGTTTTCATAAGCCTTTTTTGCCGCTACTTTAAAATCTTCAATAGTATAATCAGACATTATTTACCTCTATAATCCTAGATATTTCTTTTCGTCATCGGACAGGTCGTTGTTTGTATCAGTTTCCACAGTGGTTTTCCTGTTAGGGCTGTGTATGTCAGTATGAACAATCTCGTTATAGACTCTCTGAACTTGTTTGAGGTTCATCATGAACTGCTCTTTGCTTTGTGATTGGTTCAAGTTTCCTAATGATGATTTCAATAGGTCAAGTTCTATATTAGATACCTGTCCTAGAGCACCACCAGTTGGGGACGCATCACGCATTGCTTGTAGCCTGTCGAAACCAACAGCCGCCTCGATTGTCTTAATGTTCGCTAAGACATCGTTTGCCGCTGAAGCTGGTACTGACTTCATCAAGTTACCGATGAGACCTGTTGTATTATCCCAAGGAACCCACTTCTGCTCTGCATTAACAAGTGCTTCAATACGATCAATAGCATTCAGTGCCGCCATCCCATATTGCATCGCCGCAGTATTAGGGGTTTTGGCGTTCTTAGCGTCTGCTTTAGCCTTCAAAGCCGCTATGCGTTCTTCAGCAAGTCTTGTGGCTTCTGCTTTATTGAAGGCGTCAGTCTCTGCCTGTCTATTAGCATCTTGGATGTTACCAAACTCGTCTGTTGCGGCTTTCATTGCACCAGAGAAACCTTGAGATGAACCACCGACCATAGCACCACCAATACGCATAAGTGCTTCGTTTCTGTTGATCTTAGCAAATGGCATCATAGAGCCACGGGCATTGCCAGATACAGGTGAAGACATACGATCTTCAGAAGCTGTGGTTGTCACTTGTGTATTTAAGACGCCATTATTTGTATCGGTTTCACCCAATCCCCCTTTTTTGGTATTATCTTTCAAAACAGGAGGGGTCTCATCATAAGGGTCGCCAAGTGCATCTTTCATAACAGGTGGAGTCTCGTCATAGGGGTCTCCAAGTGCTTCTTTGGGGAGAGTGTTATATCTCTCGTTTTCATAAGATACTGGCTGTGTGGCATTACTTAATGTGTAATCTTCGAAGCCGTTACCTTCTACACCATCTAAAACTGCATTTGCTTCATCAACTAAGGCTTTGTCTGCGGCCTCTGCTTCAAGAATTGCTTTGTATTTTGCTGGCATTCCATAGGCGTTAGACGCATTAACTCTAGGTGATGTACTGTCCTCTTGACCAACATAGTTTATTTCCAAAGATGGTCTTGGCTTATAATCTAGCTGTCCAAAGTCATTTTCTTCTGGGTTACTATAAAGAACAGGTGGAGGGGGCATGAATTGATCTATGTAACCATCAGCATTTACATTACCTCTTGATAGTTTGAAAGCATCAGTATTCATAATACTAGATAAACTATTGTCTTGGTTCATCTGGTCAGTAGCCGCCTGACTCAATGTATACCGAGGTAGGCTAACAGGTTTCTTTTTTCTACGTTTATTAAGCAATATAGCGCGTGACATTAGAAACCTCCTTTATCTTATGTGTGGGTTGACTGTTGGATTCATCTGTGGCCTAGCGAAGCTAGTTTGCTGTGCGCCACCACCAAAGAAATTTGGATATTGTTGCTGAAAACCAAAGCCAGCCATACCGCCACCTAGTGCGGCGGCATACGGATTATTCATGTTAGCTTGGAACTTGTTCGATGTATCTGGAGCCTTACCTAAGATACCCGACTGATAGTCTTTGCGCTGGTTTAGTTCAAAGTCACGCTGGTCTTCGAAACGCTGTTTCTGGTCATTTAGCTGTGCCTGATCGAAGCCTTGTAAGGCGTTACCAGCGTTCATGCCGAAGTTAGCACCTTGACCAAGTGTGTTCATACCCATGTTGTAGGCATTCATTATGCTTTGGTTTGCTTGTCCAGCACCCTGCAATGCAGAACCTTGGTCACGGAACTGTTGTGCCTGTTGGTTCAGACTGCGATCTATAAGACTATTCTGGATGTTTGTAGCTACATCGGCACGTCTGTCGTCATATGCTCGGTTAGCTACTGCTTCCGCTACACCAGCGCGACTAGAGTTCATGTTGCCAGAACCAGAGGCCGCCATGTCTATGCCAGTCAAAGTGTTCTCTTGTAGGTTACGACGATCATCACGCATTGCGGCGTCTACTAAAGAGCCAGAGTTCGCTGATGCGTAGTTCATAGCGTTGCCAAGGCGGTCTTGCTGTGCGGCTTCTGACATGCCTTGATACTGTCCGTACAATGAGTTGGCGTTGTTACCAAAGCCAGCTGTATTGCCCATCATGGCGTTACCGCTGTTCATCATGCCCATGCCATAGTTGCCCATAGTATTAGCTGTGCCAGTTTGAAAGTCGTTAGCACCAGCATATGTTTGGCCTTGGTAGGCTCCTGTGTTTAAGACACCACCAAGTGCGTCTTGTGAGCCTTTTAGGTTGGCATCCACGTATGGTTTATATTGGTTAAACGAGGCCATGTTAGCCGCGTTTGCTCTGTCTTGTGCTTTTGATTGCATTCTTGAGCCAAGTAAGCTGGCTCCAGCACCTAGTATTGCGCCAAACAAGGGCATATTATATTCCTTTCTAGCTTCGCTAGTTTAGTAGCTCTGCTACACATTTCTATACGGCTACCCAAGCTGTGCCATTGTAGACAACAAGTTTAGATACGCCTGATCCTAATGGTTCCCAAGGGTACACGGCATAACGCACCATGCCCTTTCTTGGGTTGGTAGGCTCTCTGTCGGTTACTTGGGTACTTGCGTCTGCTAATGATTTTATAGACGCTTCTATCTCTCGTAGTTCTTCCTGTAAGTAGTTGGGGAGGAACTCTGGAGTAAGTGTTGGTGCTTGGCGTCTGACATAAGCAGACACCAGCATATTAATTTTATCTGAGATAGCCATAGTTACCTCCGTCCAGTGACAGTGATCTCAACATCCATACCAGTGAAGTTGAAGTCCTTGTCTACCACAAGCGGATTTTCCAACCCAACTGTCATCCTATACGAAAGATACCTACCCGACATGCGAGTATCTACTTTGTAGTCAGTAAGAGCATTAAAGGTTACTGCATTGCCGTAGTTAGGCGTGGCATGAGGTGTATCTGCGGCTCCAAAAGTAAACTCAAACCGACCATTTGAACTGTCAGTAGATACCTGTGGTGCTAGTCTTGAGATAACCTTGTAGCCTGTCAGTGGTATCCCTTGTTCATCAAGGTCAAGACCAACACGTTCTATGAAGAAGGGCTTTGATACTGCCGTGTCTATAGCTTGCGATAGACTGCCTTTCTCTATCAAGTCGATACCATAGACCTTGCTGTTAGCTACCCCACCCCCAGCTTTAGCTAGAACAAGTGGGTGTCTTTGGTATGGGCTTTCTTGAGAGTGGTATGAGCCACCTACGTTGTCGTAGGTAGTCGTAGCGTCTGCGTAGGTTGACGCTGTGTTTACGTTGGCTTCAGTGCCAGCGACCACGTTAGGTAAATCATAGAATGACCATATGTCTTCTTTGTAGTTGTAGACAGCGGCTCGGTTACATGCGTCACCATCTGCGTACTCAGCCATATCATCGCCGCTGTGGTAACAGAAGTATACCTCTTCAAGCATTGAGTTATGTAAGACAAAACACTGTTCAGTCTTAGAGTTATCTAGGCCATTAAAGATGTAGTCTCGGACACGACCATCGCATATAGACTGGCGTGTGTTACCATCGGTCACGTAGATGTCATCTCTATCAAAAACGTAATGTCTACCCTCAATCTCTTGGATACAATTCTGATTGATGACCCCAGAGTCGTCAAAGAGTTTCCTAAAATTAAAGATAAATGAACCACCAACAAACTCCATCATCCACACTTGGTCTTGTGAATAGACAAGGAAGTTGGAGCCTAGGGTAGCACCATCAACTATAGGGGTCTTCATTTGCACTAAGTCATTGAAGCCAGCACTGTTGGTTAAGTCTGAGGCATCCCATGTACTAGGGACTTGGTTAGCTAGAACGGGGTCACTAAAGCGAACCCTGTTAGGGAAGTCTACGCCCCCTTCTATAGTGCCTAGTGCAAGTAAGAAGTCACCATAGGAACGTATAGCTGTCGTGGTTGTACCAGAAGGCCAATTAGGCAATGCAGTAAAATTAGTTGCGCTGGGAACTCTATGTACTGGTGCTGTGGTTGATCTATTGATATACTGTACGTCTGCAAGTATCGTGGCTGTCACGGGTGTAATAGACGATGCAGACAGTGAACTGTTGTACTTCTGTGATAGGACACCATTAGACATCTCATAGATGTCAAAAGTATCATCTACCACCACCACTGTATCAAAACCCGTGAGGGCATCGATTCCATAGATAAACTTAGGAGTGGTTGTTAGGTTTCCTGAGATACTTCTGTAGATGGGTGCTCTAGTTACCTTTGCTTCATTGAACCTGACGTTCTTGGCTCTAGTGTAGGCATTGATGGGTAGGCTGTATGGGTCGATGTCCGTAATGACACCAACAGACCCAAGCCCACGGATAGGGAGGTTAGTCATGGGCTACTACTCCGTTCTTATGATTTCATTATGTATGCTAGGGCATAGTAAGGCGGTCTGTTCTCAATAGGTGTAGCACTACCAGTAACTCCTGTTGTACCGCTTACAGATACTGTGTGGCTGTGGTCGCCAGCTATACCAGTGTTTAAACTTGCGTTAATTGCTCCCCACCAAGCATTGCCAGACCCATTTTGAAAGTTAGCGTCCCCTCTTGGGTAACTTACAGAATGAACGTGTGCACCAGCGTTGTTAGTAGTCCCTGTTGCACTGAATGGGTGACTGTGCGCTGGTAGGTTGGCTGTAATCAATGCGACACTATCAGCACCACCAGTGTCATTGACTGCATAGGTTGAACCAGCACCCACCACAAACCGATCACGAAGGTCTGGGGTACTGTTGGAACCATTACATAAGACCCAACCACTAGGTATCGCTGAGACTGCTCCAGACCACATTATGATACCACCAGTAGGTACTGCCGCACCTCCAGCTAGGGTGTTCAGCTGTGTTGTCGTAGCAGTCAATCCGTCTAGCTTATTGATCTCCGCTGGTGACGCTGTAACGCCTGTGAGAGCATTGAGTTCTGTGTGTGACGATGTGATTGCTCCAGTGACGTTTGGTAACGTGGAGAGAAGGGTGCTCTTGATTAATCGTAAGTGGTCGTCAGCTTGCGCCAAGCCGTCCGTGGAGGCTGGGTTTGAGGCGTTGAGGCTGTTGACGTAAGTTCCTGTTTCGAGTGCCATATCTGGGGTTCCTCTGTTGTGTTTCTGGGGATGGCTCTTGTTTCG